AACTTATATTTATCATTTTTTCTAATTCTGTTTCTCGATTTCTCCTTGCGGCATATCGTTTCATTTTCGCTTCGTTGATATCGTATTTATCGAAAGCGGATTTAAAAATAAAATCGAGTTCTCCTTGTTGTGCCTCGTGTGTTAAATCGTGTTGTCTAAAATTCTTTCTTGAAATATTTTAAAGTCCATTGCTTTTTTCTTTTTTTGTCTGATAGGTCATTCATAAAAATTAGTTGTTTATAAATTTTTATTAATTTATTTTTAGAATAACATATTTTTAGTTTTTTATCGAAGTAAAGCACCTCAACCTCTTTTATAAAAAACTTATTTGACCATTCCTTGAAAGTTGGTATTTCTTTATTTTTTTTATTATTATGCATAATTTAAATGTTTTTCACTAATTTTAAATGTTTTTCACCAAAATAAAATATAATTTACAAAAAGTAGTATATTTGTAAAACATATTTTATATTATGATTAAAATACAAATTTATTTTGTAAAATATTAAAAATAATCTGTTCCTGATCATCGTTTAAAATTAACTCTTCTCCTTCAAATTCAACGCCCCCAATATAACTATCGGCAGTTATATAAATTTTGCCACCGCTATATTCAAAGCCATCATTTAAGCCTATCTCTCCTTTGCTATAAAAAACATCCCCATCAAAAGCAAAAGAGCCTTGTATTTTAAAGTTTGGCGTTAATACTTCTTCTAAATCACTTTCGCTTTTAGCTTTTCTGTTGTCTTGATCCACGTAATAATCTATTTTTTCAATTTCAATATTTTCTAATTCTTGTCTAAGCTGTTTGAAGTTTTTGTGATCCATAATGTTTTTTTTAGTTTAGTTTTTAGTCTATTGAATCAATATCGTTATCAATTAGTAAATTGTTTATTTTGTATTTTCTGTCACTTTCTTCAATCTTTTCAAATTGTTTGTTCATAAAGTCAAACCAGTCGCCTAACTTTTCAAATTTTTCTTCGTCTTTTTTAGACGGAAAGTTTAAATCAAATATTCCCATAATTTTAAAGTTTTATAATTTAAAGCAAATGTACATTTTTATATTTACATAAACTAATTTATTTTAATGTTTTTTTATTAGTTTTTTTTACCTATTCCTAAAAATAGCTGTGTATTGAGTTTGTATTGAAATCGGTACGGCAAACGGTACGGTTTAATATTTGTGTTTTAATTAGTTACAAGCTTTCGTGAAACGCAAACGAAACGCAAACGAAACGCAAACGCACACAGACAATAATGTAATAATTAAATAACATAAAATAAAAGAAATAAAAAAATATATAAAAAAAGTTTTTCATTATTTCTGTTTTTTATTGTAAAATGGTAAAATAGATTTTAGATCCAAAATAAAAGAACTGTAAAACTTTTTACCGTCATTTGCTTTTTGCTTATCCAACATCGTAGCTTTATTACTTTTTATAATAACATTAGCCATACTATTCAAAATTTCGTACTTTTTTATCAATCCTTCCATATTTTTTGTATTTGTATTTGTATTTTAATGTCTAATATTAAATCTAAGCATACTTACGTAACTTCTAATGCGTTTTTATAGCAAAATGGTATAAGTATACTCTTTTTAAAATTGAGTGCGTTAAATCGCTTTAAAATGATTGTTCTTTTATTTTACTTTTTGGTATTTGCATTCATCACAATTCTGATTCTTTTTACAACATAATCTTAAATCGTCATAAATTAAACACTCTTTAGCTAATTCTGATCTTTCTTCTGGTGTCATAGTTTTAAAGATTTAAAGCGTGATTGATTAACATAACCCCAATTACTAAAATAATAATTAAAGCTACTATTTGTTTTTTGTTCATAATTCAAGCATTTAATTGTTTAAGTTTTCTTAATCTTTTACCGCTCATTCCAGCAGGAACTACCGTTATGCGTTTAGCGTTTACATTAATTGTTCTCATTTGTGTTGTTCGTGAAGTTTTCATAATGTGAAGTTTTAAAGGTTATTATTTATTTTATTATAATTTTCGTACATTTTATTCATAAACATATTATTTTCAGAAAGTTTTTTCATTTTTTTTGCAGTTGAATTAACCCAATCTAACATATTTTCTTTTGTTGGTTGTAAGTTTCTTGTGTTTAAAAATGCAAAATAAGAGTTTAAATGTTCTTGGTTGTTTTCTAAAAAGTTTTGTGCAGTTTTCATAATGTTTAAAGTTTTAAATGATTAATAATACAGCAAAAATACAACTTTATTTGATATAAATGTACATTTTATAATATAAAAGTAACTACAAAAGGACTAAAAGTTACCGCGAAAGGTTTTAATAGTAAAATAAATATTAATTTTTTGTGTTTATATTAATATATTTTTTGTATCTTAGCAAAATAATGAAAGTACAACTAAATATAGACGACGGAGAAAAGGAAACATTCCACGATTTTTATATTAATCCAGATTATATAATTGGATATTTTATAACCATTACGGAGGAGGACGAAGAGGATTGTGTTAATATTTATTTCGCAGGATATCAAATGACATTCAAACAAGAGAAACATTTAGTAGATTATTTATTAAGTAGAAAAGATTTAAGAGCATGAAAAAAAACAAATAATTATATATATATGCTTTTAGAATTATCTAAAAAGGATCAGCAATGGCGTGAAATCGCCTTTAAAATATGCCATAACAAGATGCTTGCAGACGATTTGGTACATGATATGTATTTAAAATTACGCAATTGTAAGAAACAAATTGACGATTTTTACGTTATAGTAGTGATAAGAAATTTGTTTCTTGACCACCTAAAGCAGGAAAGTAAAAAAGTAAATATAGACTTATTTTATAATCTACATTCAAAAAATACAAAATTTGAATTGGATGATAGAGAAGAAAAAATATTAAACGATATGTACTGGTTAGCTAAAGGATATCTGGAAATGTCGCAAAGCATGAGTTTAAGAAAGATGGCTGAAGAATTGAATACAAACTATATGTTTATTTACAGGACAATAAAAAAAGCAAAAGATAAATTAAATTAAAATAAAATAAAATGAAAAAAGAACAAGAAATCTCAAAGGAAGAACAAACAATTTTAGACCAAAGACGTGATTTTATTAAAAGAAGATCCGAATGCAGGGACGAAATCACTCAGGTCTTAGAAAAATTCAATATGATTATACGGGTAAATCCATCATCACAATTAAATGACTTGCAAATAATTATAGATGAAAAAAACTAAAATTGAAAAGGAAGTAGCTAAAGCTCAAAAGAAAGAACAGGAAGCTTGTGCAAAGAAAATAGACGCTGTTCTGAAAGAGTATGGAATGGTTATAGGTGTGGATCAAAATTCGCCACTAAATCAATTAAAAATAATTATTACTTATAGAAAAAATGAAAAATAAACTAACAGACCTTTTCCCTCTAAGAACAAAAGTAAGGAAATTAACAAGCAAAGAAAAAACAGATTGGAAACAATTTATAAAAGATAGAACGGTAATTTTGTCTATTGAAAAAATCAATTACATATGTGAGTTATACGCTAAAGTATTCTCTAAGCAAGTATGGTTTCCAGAACCAAACGCAAATCCTAAACCGTTAATTGTAATGATTGATAGATTGGATCTAGTTTATAATAATAGTTAATATGGCATACTCAAAAGAACAAATAGATTCAATATTTAATAAAGTATGCTCTCGTATAGAATTTGGAGAAGCTTTAAGAACTATTTTAAAAGATAACGAAATGCCTTCTAGCAGCACATTTTATGAGTGGTTAGATGCTAACAAAGAAAAAGCAAAACAATACGCGCGTGCAACTGAATTTAGAGGCGATGCTATCTTTGAGGAAATGTTAAATATTTCGGATAATATAGAAGAAGGGGAAACTGTTAAAATATTTACAGACGGAAAAACGGAAATTGTTACGGGTGATATGATACAGCATAGAAGATTGAAAGTAGATACAAGAAAATGGTATCTATCAAAACTTAACCCTAAAAAATACGGAGATAAAACAGATATTACTTCAAATGGAGAAAATTTAGAGCAGCCTATATTCATAATCAAAAAATAAAATAATGTTCTTAGAAACCACTGCGATAAATAAGCTTCTAAAAATGGAGGCGCGTGTAAAAGTGGTACAAGGTTCTACAAGTGCTGGAAAGACCTATGGCATCATACCTGTTGAGATAGACTACGCAATACAACACCCAAGAATTTTAACAACCTTTGTGGCTGAATCAATACCAGCTGTAAAAAGTGGATGCGTTAAGATATTCAAAGATGTAATGCTTGACCTGAACAGGTGGCATGAAGATAGGTGGTTAGGTTCGCCAATGCAATACACTTTTGGTAATGGTTCGGTAATAGAATTCAAAGCCTTTGACACAATAGGAAAGGCTAAAGCAGCTGGTAAACGTGATAGGCTGTTTTTAAACGAAGCAAACCACATACCTTTCGCTATTGCAGATGCTTTAATGATACGCTCACGACAAACATTTATAGATTACAACCCAGATAATGAGTTCTGGGTACACACCGAAGTGCTGCCAGAAAAAAATAGTGAGTTTTTACTACTAACTTATTTAGATAACGAAGCTTGTCCTAAAGAAACCATCGAAGATTTAGAGATTAAAATGGATAAGGCTTTTTATGATAGGAATAAAAAGTGGGAGGGTAAAAATATCAAGTCTGATTATTGGGCAAACTGGTGCAGGGTATATGTAAAGGGCGAGATAGGCAACTTAGAGGGCGTTATATTCAACAATTATAAGATAGTTGACGAAATACCAATCGAGGCGAGATTGATTGGTTATGGCTTAGATTTTGGTTATACAAACGACAGCACAGCAATAGTAGAAGTTTATAAATACAACGATAAAAGATTGATAAATGAGATTTGTTATCAAAAAGGATTAAGCAATAGTCAGATATCAAAACTAATAACTACAAATATGGTCTGTTATTGCGACAGCGCAGAGCCTAAAAGCATAGCTGAATTGCAAATGCACGGTATAAATTCAAGGGGGGTTACCAAAGGAAGTGATAGTATTAATTATGGCATACAGATAATGCAAGAGAATGAGTATCTAGTAACCTCTTCAAGCGTAAACCTTATATCAGAGTTGAGAAAATACGCGTGGTTAAAAGATAAGGCTACAAATTTAACGATTAATAAACCTATTGACAATTTCAATCACGCAATAGACGCATGGCGTTATCACGAAATGGAAACGTTAGGAAAGAATTTTGAAATAGATATAAGATAGTAAGTAACAAAAAAGAAAAAAATTAGTTTAATAATATGAAGGCAAAATTAATACTTCCGGAACATCTTGGAGAAATCACATTAGGTCAGTTTCAAAGATACACGGAATTGATTAAAAGAAAGGATTTATCGGAGCATCAATTTAACAAAAGAAAGGTAGAGATATTTACAAATCTAAAATATAGAGATATAAAAGGGGTGCGTGATATTGATTTAAAGGACATCCTAAATCAGATAGATAACGCTCTAGGATTAACGGTTGAGTTTCAAAATAGATTCACTTTAGACGGAATTGAGTATGGGTTTATACCAAACTTTGACGAAATAACAGGGGGGGAATTTGTAGCGATAAAAGACTACGAGCCAAAGCATGAGAATGATGTTGAAAAGATGCACAGCCTTATGTCTATTTTGTTTAGACCAGTTGTGTCAGAAGACGTATTTAAGAATTATAATATTAAAAGTTTTGATGCGAAGGATTTAGACAATTCAGAAACATTTAAGCGAATGCCTTTGTCGGTTGTTAATGGTGCACTGGGTTTTTTTTTGAATTTGGAGAGCGAATTATTGACGCTTATCCAGAGATATACAGAGGAGGAACGAGCGAAGGAAGTAAAGCATCAGAGTATTTTGAAAAGTGGGGGTGGTATGCAACTATCACAGAATTAGCGAAAGGGAATATTTTAAAAATAGATAAGGTATTAAAAAAAGACGTTCACGAAATACATTTATTTCTGGCTCATAAAATAGATAAACAAAAATTAAAAGCATCGATAATGAATAGCACAGGTAAAACAAACTCAATAGGATTATAATGAATCAATTGACCCAACTATATGCATACGTTAAATCATTGGCAGACGCTGACGATTTAATTAATTCAGTCAGAAAATTACCATTTGATGATATTGATTTAGATAAAGAAATAGTTTATCCTTTAGTAAATGTTAAGATTATCAATGGGTCTTTCACGAACGGATCTACTATAAATTTCAATATTCAAATAGGTTGCTTTGATATTAGAGATATTAATAAGGAATTGAGAACGGACAACTACTGGGATCAGGACAACGAAGTAGATAATCATAATACATGCATAGCTGTCTTGAATAGGATATGGTTAAAGATGTATATTGATTTAGCAAATAACAACATTACAGCGTCTGAAAACCCTACTTTTGAGATAGGAAGTTTCGAGAGGTCTAAATTACTGGATGGTGTAATATTATCTTTTGATGTCGAAGTTCCAAATACAAGTATAAGCTTATGTCCGTAAAAACAGTTTTAGATAATTTTGGTAAGGATGTGATAAAGCAGGCTAGGCAAAATCTATCGAAGAAGAAACATAAAGACACGAGCGTTCTTTACAACTCTATGAAATATGATACACAGGAGCATAAGAATAGTTTTGAGTTTTCAATCTCAATGGCTGAATATGGCAAGTTTGTAGATAAAGGAGTACAAGGAAAGAAGAGTAATACGAAAGCACCTAACAGCCCCTTTAGGTTTGGAACAGGGACGGGTAAAGAAGGAGGTTTAACAGAAGGTATTAATAAATGGGTTGCACATAAACGATTCCAATTTAGAGATAAAAAGAACGGTCAGTTTTTGAGTTTTAAAGCGACTAGTTTTTTAATAATAAGAAGCATATATAATACAGGTATTGCAACAACTAATTTCTTTACAAGACCGTTTAATATTGCTTTTAAGAAATTACCTAATGATATAATTGAAGCTTACTCACTAGAGGTGGATGACTTCCTAAAATTTGCGTTAAAATGATTAAAACATTGTCTAGTTATTACCTAAGTATTCCATTTAACAGCCCTTTAACAGGCGTTATATGTACTGAATATACTATTAATTTGTATATCTGGTCTGGATTAAAAGCAAGCGTGCCAGTGACGCCAGATTACACGATTACAAAAAAGAATTTAGCCACATCTACAGGAACGGATAAGGTGAATATAGCTAGACTTTTAAATGATTATATAGATTTCACGCCAAATACAAGCCTTACAACGTCATTAATTAGCCATAACAATCAGAAATGGGTACACTCAGAGGTTGTTTATACGACCACAAATGTTTTAGATTTGAACGTAAAGCAGATACCATTGACGGATTTAGTAGTTCGAGGTTATGGTTATGGCATTGAGGGAGAAAATCCCACAACACCAACAAATCAAATACACATATCAGGGTTGGTTTATAAAGTAAATTTAGACACAATCTTTACCATCCCTATTAAATTAAACGAAATATAATGGCAATCACAGTTAAAAGTTTACCGCTTAATGAAATGAACTACTCTTTTACAGAGGGGGTTTCAACCGATAGTGCTACTATAATGAAATCTATAAACGTAAATGTAAGCGAGGTCACTTTAGATAGAGAGATAGAGGTTACCATAAATGGAACTGTTATAACATTATTGATTGAAGATGAAAAAATTAACACGCCTATTGATGTTTACTTTATAAATAAAGAAGGCGCACAGCAAAGCTTAACATTCTTTCAAAAGAGAACGGATAAAATGGATGTTACTAAAGAAACTTATGACGGTAATTTAGGACAGCCTAGCGCAGGTTTTCATCAGTTTATAGATTTCAATATTCAAGCTAAAAGCACTTTTGCAATTAATTCAGGCTTTATTTTAGAAACAAATAACGAGGACTTTAAGCAGTTGATGTTGTCCGAAAGAGTATGGGTAAGAAATGGTATTTTATTCACACCCATAAATATTCAAAGCAAAACAATTACATATCAAAACAGGAAAAATAATAGGCTTATAAATTACGCTTTTGATATGGGTTATTCTTACAATGAAATTAATAACGTATGATAAACAATATCTACATAGGAAATTGGAGAGTAGATTTATATAAAGACGAATCGGTATCGGTAACCTCTAGCGTTATTGATGTTGAGGATATTACAAAAAACAAAACTGATTTCTCGAAGTCATTCACAGTACCAGCAAGTGATAGAAATAATATTCTTTTCAAACATTGGTATGATGCGGATATTGATAATGCTTTTGATGCGAGGATAAAAGTAGATGGCAGAATAGAATTGGATGGGATACCTTTTAAGATTGGCAAATTTAAACTACAAAAAGTAAATGTAAAATATGGCAGACCTTCAAGTTATGTTATTAATTTTGTCGGTGCTTTGGTGGCTATAGGTAGTATAATAGGAAAAGACTACTTGACTGATTTAGACTTGTCAGCTTATGACCATGCGCATAGTTATGCAAATTCTCTTTTAGGATTACAAACATCTCTTTCTGGTGGTGCAATAATCTATAATCTTTTAGCGAAAAAACAATACTATTACAATTCATCTGCTGACACAACGATGACAGATGCACTTGCAAATATAGCATACAATTCAGCCGCAGGGGCTAACGGTGTTCTATGGAATGAGATAAGACCATCGTTACAGATTATTAAAATAATTGATGCCATAGAAGCAAAATACACAATAGCCAATGGCTATGAGCAAGACATAGTTTTTAGCAGGGATTTATTTGGGCGTGCTGAATTTACGGGAATATATATGTGGCTAAATAATGATAAAACAAATAACATTGGGGGTGGCTCTACTCTTATTAATTTTGATGGTGGCGTATTTGATAGTCCTTATATAACCCAAGACCATAGTGGGTATATAGATATAGAAGATTTAGAGCTGACAGTAACCCCATCCGCAGGATATGAATCTATTCCTTACACTATAAAAGTTTTAAATGATGGCGTGGTTTTTCAAGAGATTAGCGCAGTTGGCACTAAAATAGTTTATACTTATTTATATTCAATCCCTACTAAAATTTGGACTATCACTTATGAGATTTCAGCAAACGAAGGGTTTAATTTTAGCACATCTTTATGGCAACAAAGGACTTTAGACGGAGTACCGGAAGTGCCAAGTACAGCTACGTCATCAGTTCAAAATGTAGCTTCAACTTTTACCATTGCTCAAAACTTACCCAAGATTAAGATAATGGATTTCTTAAAAGGTATATTTGACGCTTTTAAATGTATAATAAAACCTAGAGATAATGATTATTATGTAGATACTTTAAACAACTACTATAAAATAGGAACTATAATTGACGTCACTAAGTATGTTGATTTTTCAAGTTACAATGTAGAAAGGGGTAATATTTTGAATAACATTAATTATAAATTTCAAAGCCCTACAACTATATTAAACATACAATTTGAAGGTAATACGGGAGTAGCTTATGGGAATGAAGATTTAATCTTAAAAGATAGTTTTGGGAAACTTTTAGACGGCGACTCTTTAGATATTACATTACCATTTGAACAGATTATGTATGACAGACTTATAGATACCAACACAAATGTAAGCACCAATTTTATGTACGGTGCTATTATAGATGATAAGTTGGATGCTGTAAACCCAAAGGCGCATTTGTTCTATAATAGCACAAATACAATTTCTAATCTATCTTTTGTAAATGGTTCTGGCGTAAAGAATTTAATAAATTCAGGAAATATAAACACCCCTTCACATACTTTTGGAACTGATTTTAGTTTAATATTTAGCCAAGAATTTAACGAGTGGGATGGTACATTAATCACAAATACTTTATACTTAAATTACCATCAAGAATTTATAGAAGATGTTTTCAATATAAAACGCAGGACTTTTAAATTTAAAGCAAATCTACCTTTAAGGATATTAACAACCTTAGAGCTAAATGATACTTTAAAAATAAAAAACAATTACTATCGGATTAATAAATACACAACCGATTTAACAACTGGCAAAACGGATTTAGATTTAATAAATATTTTTAGAGAAATAATTACAGTATGATAAGCGAAATTATAGAATTATTGCATAAGGATAACTTTTACGGAGCGGGAAAGTTTACAGAGATAGCCAAGGGTAAAAATGAGTTGGTTATGAGTTGGAGTGGTTTTAAAAATAAAATAATAAGGGTATGGCAATCGAAAAAGTAATTACAATAAAAGTAAATAATGAAGGTGCTGTCAAATCTACCAAAGATTTATCTGGTGTCATTCAAGAGCAGAAAGATATCACTATTGAATTTGAGAAAGAATTAAGGCGATTAGAGTTACAGTTAGCCAAAACATCGAAGGGTAATTTACAAGCACAAAAAAGTATTAAGGGGCAAATAGACAACGTAAAAGATGCTTTAAAAGACCAAAGGATAGCGTTAAAAGACTTAGGAAACCAACAAAGGAAGGCTGTTGTATCAAATGATTTAACAACTAAAAGTGTTGCTAGGAATTATGGTGCAATTCAACTATTAGATCAGGTAACTGGTGGGATGGCAACGCAGTTTAGAAGTGCTTATGACGCATCTAAACTTTTTAATTTATCATTAAAGGGTATGAAGTCGGCTTTAATAGCAACAGGCATTGGTGCTTTAGTTGTTGCGCTAGGTACTATTGTAGCTTATTGGGATGATATTGTTGCATTTATTGATAATGCAAATGGTAAACTAGAAAAACAAATAGAATTACAAAAAAGTGTAAAAAGTCAATTAGAAGGTCGGCTATCTATAATTAAAGAAAGAGAGGTTCTTTTAGAGTTGCAAGGAAAATCAACTACAAAAAACAAAGAAGAACAAGAGGGAATATTAAAGACTTTATTAATAGAGAACGATGCTCTAATTGAAAAGCTAAAACTACAATTAGAAGTAAATAAACAAAAAGGGAAGGAGTTAAGTACGTCACAAAAAATACTTGGTTTTATTACTGGGCAAAGATTTGGTACTACAAAATTAACAGAAGAGGAGAAAAAGGCGATAAAAGACACTTCTGACGCTTTAAATGAAGCAACTATTAAAAGCATTAAATTAAAAGAGGATTTAATAAAAATTAAGAAACCAACGTCAGAAAACCAAAAAGCAATAGATGAACAAAAAGCA